AGGATCTTGACGAGTGGCTAGGCATCTAACCTAATCCGCGCCTAAGTTCAACCCTTGGCGCGGGATTGTCTTGCAATGGCTCACGCTTGTGAGCTATTCAAACGGCAGCGCAGCGTATAAGGAGCGTATAAAAATATGACAGAAGATGAAATTATAAAAGCCTACCTTTCGCGCCTAGGCAAGAAAGGCGGGAGCGTAAAAGGATCTTGCAAAGCTCGCAAGCTTTCGCGGGAGCATTACGCCAGAGTTAGTAAGGCTCAACGTGAGCGTTGGGATAAGTTTCGGCGGGAGCGTCAAACGGAAGCGTAGGCATCCAAGCTGTAGCTTAGCCTTTCGCGGGAGCGTTAGCCCTATAAGGATATATAAAAATAGCCTATAAGGGCTATATAAACGGCAGTCTAGCGACCAATCTGGCAACAGCAGGCTCGGTTTCCTAGCTCCTCAACCTTAAATTTGACCACTGGAAGGTCTGGAGCATCAGCCTTGCTACAAAAACGCTTTCTAGTGGCATCCTTGCTCGATTTTGAGGCATCCTGGCGTGTTTTTTTGGCTACCTTTGCCATATTACCAGTTCTTGCAGCTCCACGCACGAGCCGTTAGCTTGCTTGGAGGGTTACTGTCGCACTTGTGTCTGGCTCTGAAGCTACGCCTACGCTCTGGATTATTCTTTTTGATAGTCATATCTGGATCTCCGTAACGAATAACCTTGCTTTTACCATTCTGGCAGGCTCGTACCACAAACTTCTTGCGCTCTCCAGGTGTACGCCTTGGGCTGTTGCATGGTAAATCTTGTGTACTCATTGGTCATCTACCTCATCAGTGTCAAAATCATCAGGAATCGAGTCCTGAAGCGATTGTAGTGCCTTCTGGTGGCTCTCAAAGAATCCCGACAGCCTATTAACCTGTTCTGTCAGCCCATTCCACTGTGCCTCGAAGACCTCAAAGGAGCAATTAGCGTTCATATCGTCTACGAGTTGCCCCAATAGCCTTAGCACGCCGTGTAGCTGGGCATTCTCTCGCTGAAGTAGGCCAATAAACTTATGGGCTGCCTTCAACTGCTCTCTATCTTGGTTCAAACCCACCCTTCTTGGCTTTCATCATGCGCCACACCTTGGGCTGGATGGTGCTTTTAGATTTAGGACGGCTAGTGCCAGCCTTGCGTCTGGCGTTAATGTTGGCGTATAAACCTGGTTTGCTGTTGTTCATTTTGCGATTGTACCACATCCCCCACCTGATAACCAACTTCGTTCTTTGGCAGGTGTGAGGATGCCTGAGCCAACCCAGCCCAACCCAGCCCAGCTTTCGTTCTTTGTTCTGATTACCCGAACACGCTACGGAAAGAACGTAGTGGTATGGGGGGAGGACGGACTAAGGAGTCCTTCCCCCTACTTTCCTTCGCGTAATTTAATTTATATATATATAAGGGTCTGACTGCTCTATAAATGATAGTAACTTGAAAGTAGATTAGAAAGTAGTCTGATTGGCAGTATACAAGCCATTGTCGGACAGTATCTTCTTGGCCTTGTGAAGGCGTTTAAGATAGCGATAAAAGGTAGATTCTGATACTTCCAGCTTTTCGATGATATGGCGGCATAAATCACCCGCCTGCCACTCCTTTGAACCCATCTCGGTTAGGAACTTTTTATCGTCAACAGCCTTGTGTGCGCCTGGTTTCTTTAGCTTGTCTGGGTTGAGGTTAAAGTTCTGACGGAACAGCGGGTAAGACCATTGTACAACGAAGGCATCCATGGGGCTGAAGTTCCTTAACGTCACCTCGCAGGTGAAGGTGCGCTCATCCTCTTCATGCGGTGTCAAGACCACCAAGCTGTCTGGGTTGCGCGCGAATACACCTGACCCACTGAACCTATCAATCGACTCTGATCCACTCTTGTTACCCTTGCTGAAGTGGTGTGACAGAATGATCGACAGATTGTGGCGTGTGGCTAGGTACTCAAACTCGTTCATCAGACTCGACATATCACCCGCGCTGTTCTCATCCCTCTCCCCCATCAGCATATAGTTTGGATCGAGGATGATCGCTTGGTATCCCTTGCCCTCAATCTGCTTCTCGATCATAGGGCGAATAAGAGTCAAGTCGGCAGCGTGGCCTCGGAGCGTCCATGTATCAAAGTCATCAGCCTTGTCTTCTAGCCCCTTTGCCTTGACAACATCAGCCAACCGATTTCGGAAACTCCATTCTTGAATCTCAAAATTGATAAACAACACCCGCGACATCTTGCACTGTTGCCCCCACCACGGAACGCCAGCGTGTAACGAAAGGGCTAGGTCAATAAGACTCCAACTCTTAAACGCCTTGCTTCCTCCACCCAGCAACATCTTCCCGCCTCTATGCAACATCCCCTCGATTAACGTCTCTGGTGCTGGCAGGTCTTCCTTAATAAGTTGTGCATAAGATTTAATCGGCGGCCACTCATCGGTCTTGGGTTTGATACCAAGTGCTACGGCTGGTTCTATCATTTTCCTCCTTTGCAAAACCAAAGTAGGCTTTGCATCTTGTCGTTTCTTTTTGCCCCAGGAATCCTAACGGGTTGACTGGGTTTGAATGTTGCAGGATCGCATCCTAAGGGAATAAGAAAAGCTTTTAACTGATCCACCCATTCATTCTTTGGTGGCATCTCAAACCAACCATGCAAGCTCTTTCCGCCAGTATCCACAACGGCGTGTAACTTCATGCTGAATAAATCACGCATCAGTTGGAACACCGCGCCCATCTCTGGCTTAGTTAACACATCGGACTCAACAACAAGGAACACTCTATGCTCAACGGTGTCATTGGATCTGCTAACCGTATCCAGCTTGTAGGTCGCACCAGTCGTGTACTGCCCGATTGGTTCGTCCAGCTTACGCCAATCCCAAGCTGACCTAAAGTTCTGCGGATGCCTTCCGCTGTCCTTGACATCACCGATCCAAATATTGTCAGCGACATTAAACATCGAGAGGAACAACTGATAGTCCTGCGCTGGATCGCCCAACTTAACTGGACTTTCCTCGTACATATCCGCTGGGTCCCAATTGTAGTGGGTCAGATAGCGTTGCTTGTTTGATTCAGCAATCGTCTTAATCCTATCCAACACCTCGGCGTGCGGGTCTTTCTTGATGATTAACTTTGGCGTGGCTGTACCACCCGACATAATGTTGACTGGCTTGTAAAGCACATCGCTGGATATAACTCGGCGCAACTTGCGGTTAGCCTCATCACGATACGGCGTGCAGGAAGTATGCCAGCAGAATATAGTTGGCGCGCCATCCACGAACACCGTTGTGTCACGAATGCGGGTGTGGCTGGTATGTGCAGCCTCGCCTGGACACTTACACAGCCCGTGGTTCTCGGACTGCCAATCCACTTGGCCTACGATCTCTTCAGCTTGGCGTTGCGCGGGGGTCATTTACCATCAACTCCAATTTCTTAATAAGCGCATTAGTAAATTTTGGTCTAATCCAATGTTGCGCTTCTTTTAATATATCAATAGCAATTGTAAATTTACGATTTAATTCATCGTACCTTCTCATTAGTGAAACATATTTACTATGGCTTTCAATCATTTCCTTTACTATGCCAACCTCAAATTCAGACAACTCAAACCATTCAGTTCTTCCAGAACCCTTCCAAGTTCTTCTTCGATTGTCTAATAAATTATGAGCGTGTACTTCTGTGCCGTTACAATAATCTGGATGTGAGCTATAAATAACCGAACAATCTCCACTCCCTATTGTTGCGCATCTTTTGTCTGGATCTTTTGAGCATCCAATTTTATAGAAGCCACTCATTGCATTATCCTTGGCTATATAAACCTTGGATCTTCCAAGCCAATCCATGCTTTTTAATGCTGTCTTCATATTAAAAATTCAAACTGGCTCTGATTCAAGAGGAGACACACTGAGGAACTGCCCGCCGCAGGATCTCCCTGCGTACCACAACGCCAGTTAGTTATTTGTTTTCTAGCTCCATCGCCTTTTGCGATGCAAGCACAATATCCTGCGCTGTTATATTTCGCAGAGCATTGCACCAGTATTGCGTCTTGGGAGTCTTGTTGGTCGCATCCTTACACTTGGCCTGTGGCAACCCAGCGTGCGGACGGCAAGGTGCGTGCGGGCAAGTATCGGGCTTAAACACCGATACGTTCTTTGGATAAAAACTCATACGATCTCGTGGGTCGTAACTTCCCCACAACGACACACACGGCGTATCCAGCCCAGCAGCCATGTGGTTGACAGAACTATCTGGAGCAACAACAAAGTCAGCCCCGCCGATAATCGGGAACAGCGAACGGACAACCTTGGTACAGTTAAACAGGTCAATCACTCGCGGGTGATCCACCTTAAAGTTGTGCGAGTTATCCAGCCCAATAATAATGGCGTGATGTTTGGGGTAAGCCTCAAGCAACGCCAGCACTGCCTCCTGCCCCATCGTTGGCGGGTAGGTGCGGGTAGGACCACTGGACGAAACATGGTAGGCAAAGTATGGGTCTGGCAATGGTAACTTACCCATCGCCTTTAGTTCTTCATGGTCTGGCTCGATGAGATGTAGAACTGGCTTGCAATACTTAGCCATCTTCTTCTCATCCCACACACCCATCCACTCGTAGATCCGCTGGTAGCAGTTTCCACCGCCAGTGCCTAGCTTTGTGTTGCCAACTTGACCGCTGAATAAATCATCGGTTGGAACGTGAGCATCGTAGGAATCCCACGCCTCCAGAGAGCAAGGCAGCGGCCACAGCTTTGCACCCAGCCCAGCGTATAGAGGCAGATTGCGTGCGGGTGCATAAACATCCACAACCCCACCCGACTCCTGCACCAAGTAGTTAACGAAAGCAGTAGCAATGATTGCGTCACCAATTGCCCCAGCACGATAGACGGCTGTTGCCCCGCCTATCGCACGCCCTTTGTAGTACGGCTTAATCTTATGCGGGCAAGGGATTGAATCGTCCCAGATTGGTCCAGTTAGCTCATCGGGCAAGACGTATGTGTTGCGCGGGTGAAGCATATTGTCGTCGACTTTGTGAATTGCGTTGGTGTTATTTGTCCATAGTTTCATTTTGTTTTCTCCTCTATAATAAAGAACACAGCGAGAATTGTTGCGACTACTGCAATGACTGCGATGGCAACAAGAAGCTTTCCTATTGCCAATCCTACTCCGACAAGAATCCATTCCTTAATTACGTTCATTGGTGTTCCTTTCTATTTTGTGCATGAAGATCGGAGTCTGCTCGCCCACATAAGCTCCTGCAATATTAAAATCAAAGTGTTCTAGTGCCTCGGCGTAATCCATGCCTTGCTTCATAAGGCTCTCTACGATTGCGTCAGCATCATAGATCGCGCAGAGATCACCGCCGAATGCGCTACCAACACCAACCAGAGCGTCATCAAATCCGTCAGCGAACAGCATCGTTTCGGCATCATCGCCGAACTGGTCAAGGATGTCTTCTCGTATGTTCATACGCTCTGCATTTGATATGCGTGGTCAACCAATTCCCTGACGCATTTGAAATACTCTTCCTCGGCACTGCCATAACAAAATACCTCAGTCCTAAATCCCCCAGCCTCAACCCACAGCTTCCACCTCCATCCCTTCTTATCCCACTCCTTCTTCACTCGCATTGCCAACTCATCCTTGCTTTTCATTCTTCCTCCAATATTTCTTTTGCAATCAAAGCCACCGCATCGACCATCGCAATAATTCTAATAATATCTATTGCGTGTCCGTGAGAAGCGCGATCCCTCTCTACTGCAAGCTTGTCGC